CCTGCGTGTGGTACATCGCTTCATGCCTCCTGCTCGAACTGTGCGTCAACCATTCCACCGGGTGCAAAGTTCTGCCCGGCATGTGGAAACCCGGCAGCCGCTCCTGATGGCACCATGAACACCATGGTCGGTGACAACTCCGTCGCTGCATCTCTTGTCGATAAGCTCGTCGAACAAAAACTTGCCGCCCGGCTCGACCAGGAAAAACGCCAGTCCCTTGCGGCTTCTATCGCACAGGTTCAGGTTAAAACCGGCGTCCTCCAGCCAGCGGATAGCGAGAAACGCATCGCTGACCTCATTGCTCTTCCGGCGGCAACCCTCGAAACCGAGCTCAGCAACTACTGCCTGATTGCCGACAAACTCGGCAAGCCGGTTGAACAGGGCATGAGAAGCGGCCAGATTCCCGCAGCAGCAGCCGCTACCACCAGCGGACTGCCGAAGATCCCGATGCCAGCCAATTACCGTGCAATCCTGAAACAGGCGCTCGGTATCGATGGAAGGGGCATGACGGATGCAGATATCCTCAAGTACGGCATTGCGAGGACTCCCGCCGGTGTTTGGCAGGGATCGTACCATTCCAGCGAGGGATAAACCATGACGAACCTTACCTATCCTATCGATATCCCTGAACGACAAGGAAAAACCGTAAACCGTGGTGTTGCCGCCGGTGTCCCGATCTTCAAGGGCGGTCTGCTCGAACTCAACGCTCGCGGGTACGTCCAGCCGTTCTGCCCGACTGACAACCTGCCCTTTGCCGGTATTGCCGCCGAAGGCTCAATAGTCCCGATCTCCCCGCTCCAGGCTACTCTCGTAGGAACTACTGACGGATGGGCGACCGTTGCGGTCCAGATCACCGGCCTGCACAAGTTCTCGTACCCCGCAGCCTCAATCACCAACATCAACGCCCTGGTTTACACCGCCGGCGACGACAACACGATCTCGCTTGTTGAAAACGGGCAGCCAATCGGTATTGTCCAGGACTACGAAAGCGGATACCTCTGGGTCAACATTACCGGTTTCGCATCCAGTCTCCCGCAGCGGCTTGATCCGGTCGGCGTGATCAATGTTCCATTCAGCCTTGCGACCGGCACCCAGTATACCGGTATCACGCTGCCTCCCCGTGCCATTGTGATGGACGTGATCGTTGAATACACAACCCCACTCACCGGGGCATCCGTCAGTCTTGGTCTTGCCACAACCGCGAACGGCAGCCTGAACAACAACTGCCTGGTGAATGGTTCGCTCAGCCCGGCCACCGGTTCACCGGGATTTGTCGATCTCATCTTCGAGTCCACAACTTCAGCGAACATTACGCTTGGTGCGTTCCTCAACCAGGCAACGATCAAGTCCGGGGATGCTACCCCGATCTATGCAGCAACCCAGAAGTACTACGCTTCGCCGCAGAACCCGACTCTCGTCCAGTTCGCTGCAACAGCAGTAGCAGCAGCAACCCCGATCACGGGTGTCTTCCACGTCCAGTTTATGGTGGTCTAACCATGCCCGTTGGTTTATCCGATCTTTATCCCGAATTTACCCAGCTCCTGATCCAGACCCAGTTTTTCCGGATCTACGACATCTATGTGCCTGACGATTACGGCCTGTTTACCCAGGTAGTCCCCTCCACCAAAGAAGCCGAAGTCTACCCGACGCTCGGTGCCGTCCCGCAGATGACACCCTTTGAAGGGGAACGAAAGTTCTCCGGTGTCGGAAATAAACAGACCTTCATGGTCTTCAACAAGTCCTTCGATACCGGTATCAAAATTCCCCTGACGGTCTTCCAGGACGACCAGTACGGGATCCTGACCCAGAAAATCGCTGAGCTTGCGATGGAAGGAAAACGGTTGCCCGTTTCTCTCGTGTACAGCGTCCTCCACAACGGAGCCCAGACCAGCGGGTCAACCTACCAGGCCGGTTTCGACGGTCTCCCGCTCTATTCCCAGGACCACCAGGGCGTTGGTTCTGCATTCCAGAGCAACATGCTCGGCGGTACAAACACCCTCAATGCTGCAAACCTGCAGGAAGTCATCGCAAACATGCGGACGCTGACCGACCAGACCGGCAGGCCACTTGGGATTATCCCGGACACGCTCATCGTCCCTCCGATGCTCGAAATCCCCGCGAAGCAATTGCTCCACTCGGCATTCTTTATGTCGGTTGGCACCGCTTCATCGCAGAACACCACCGCGTCAACCCCCGCTGGCGTCTACAATATCCCAACAAGCAACGAGTTCGGCGGTATCCTGAAGAAAATCATCGTCAACGAATACCTCACGAGCCCGTCCGAATGGCATGTTGCCTGTACCGGAAGGATGACCAAACCGGTACTCCTCCAGGAGCGGCAGGCACCGATGCTGACGGTCAAGATGGACCCGAACACCAGCGATGACGTGATGAAGGAAAACAATGCGTTTGCCTCCATCTACGCCCGGTGGGGAGCGGCCCCCGGTAACTGGATGACGGTCTACCAGGGAAGCTCCTGATCTTATCTCTTAATTTTTCGGGATACGCATGACCGGCTTGATCTGGGCAAGCGATATCGCGGCGATGCTTGAAACGGGATGCAGTTACTCCCAGGCGACGGTTGATGCCCTCGGCGCCGTCGTTGAGCAGTTTATCCAGGCCGAGCTTGACATGAACAACCTGCCGGTAAACCCGGTGAACGTTTCCGGAAGCGGCGTCGGTATGCTCATGGTAGCATCCCAGAACTGGCTTTGCCGGGATATCCGGATTATGCAGAAACATGATGGTACTATTCCTAACCTTCTGATGGCAGGCCCGACAAAGGAAGAGGTCACGATTGATGTCAGCATTAAATTCTATGACGATAAAGGACGCGCTGCACTTGACAAGTATATCCTGAGCCAGACCGGCGATGAAGAGGACGACGAAGCACAGTATGCCGGGCTTATCGCCCTTGCCGGGGAAGACCTGTGACCGCCCCGGTATCTCCGTCGATCTTCGTGCACACCTGCACGATCCAGCACACGATATCGATGGGTAAGGATTCGTATGGTGCACCATCGCCCAACAAACAGATCACTGCATCGGTTTGCCGGTTCTTTTCCTGCCAGGTTGCGGGAGAAAATGCGGCTGGTGTGCCGATATTGGTTGATCAGCTCCATTGCATCCTGCCCGGTGCTTCCGTTGTGCAGGATGAAGACACGATCATCAGTACGGTTCCGGGCTACAATGGCACGTTCCAGATCATCAACGCTGAACCAGACACCACGAGGGCCGGCGTCCGGCACTGGACGTGTACGATCAAGAAGATGGTGTGAGAAATGGATGCCACAAAACCCCAAACGGATCGTGAATGGCTGGTCCAGATTGACGGTAAAGTGGACTCTATCCTCGCACGCCTTGAGAAAGGCGATACCTGCATGGAAGATTATGGCGACCGGCTTGATGTCCTCGAAAAATTCCAGGCTAAACTTGTCGGCATCGCTGTCAGTCTCTCCCTGATCGCTTCGGTCTGCGGGTACTGGATTCTCTGCAAACTCTCCGAACTGGGTATCGGTAATGGAGGAGGTCACTGACATGACCGCCGAACTCGAAGGGCTGGAAGAGTGCATGGCTGGTTTACAGGATGCATTGGATCAGGTTCGTGCAAGTTCCGGAAACGCCGCCATGCAGGGCGGTCTTGCATACGGCGCCGATGTGAAAGCCCTCGCACCGGTCAAGACCGGTGAGTACCGGGATGGAATCTATTGCAAACCTTCCGGCGATAATGCCGTTATTGTCGGTTCTCCCGATCCGTTCTCCCGGCGGCTGGAGTATGGATTCTACGATATGACCGATTCCCTCGGCCGGCACTTTTTCCAGGAGCCCCGCCCGCACTTCCGGCCTCCTCTCGATACCGAGATGGACAAATACCTGGCGATCATGGCCGGCACTCTTGCAAAAGATGCCTTCGGAGATGAGTGATGCAGGATATTGTTCTTGCTGTCATCGACCAGCTGCTTGCCAATACGGTTGTTGCCGGGCAGGTCGGGTCCAACATCTACCGGGGCAACCTGCCGCCATCGCCGCCCTATCCTTCCGTCGTAGTAGACCGCATCACAAAACTCCGGGAGGCAGGGAACAACACCGCACACTATGCAACCGCCCGGGTACAATGCACCGTCTTTACGCAATCCGACGGTCTCGCGGAAACTATCGGTGAATCAATCGCCGATTGCCTGCACAGCACGATGAACACCTTCATGAACAACGTGTACGTGATCCGCATCGAAGACGCGGGTGGTGCCCCGGATAATTCCGATGCACTCACTGTCGGAATCTTCCGGGACCACCGCGATTTTCTGATTTTCTATTCAGCACATTGAGGTACCACAAACCATGACTTCACAAGCCAAGATGGCGACCGGAATGTTCCTTGCATTCAACGGGTACGTTCTTGCCGAGATGACGGATATTTCCGAACCCCCGCTTGCCGTTGAGAAAGTCGATTCTACGAGCCATGACAGCCCGTGTAAGATCACCATCCCCGGCCAGCTCTCGTACGGTGACATGACCTATACGGTGAACTTTGTAAACGATGTAACGCAGGCCGCCCTTGAGACGATGGCCACTGCTAGGACGACCGGCATGTGGCAGGTTATTTTCCCGCCGGCATTCGCGTCACTCTCGTACCAGGTGCCCGGGTTTGTGAGCGGCATCAAGAAGAAAACCCCGTTGAAAAGCAACCCTGCTTCACGGGACTTCACCGTCACACCGACCGGAGGCATCACGCCAATTACTACGGCAGGACCGACCCTGACTACACCGTATATGGTCGTGGAGGATCAGGTACCGAATATCTTCACGCTGTCGCCGGCGTTATCCGGTACGACCTACCAGTATACCTGCACGTCCAAACAGGCCAGCACTGCGATTACGGTCACACCGACGGCAGCGAGCGGTACGATTTACGTGGCCGGAAACCAGACGGCAACCGGTGTGGCCAGTACCGCGATACCATATTCCCTTGCACAGTACCCGACCGGTTCCATCCTGACGGTTTTCGTGCTGGTCACCGGCACGAATGTCACGCCGTCAGTGTATGAAATCCAGATCACCCGGGGTACCTCATAATGTTGAATAGTATCCCTATCGAAATCGGCGGAGAAAAGTATCTCCTCCAGTTTTCAGCCATCGATGTAGACGAGATGGAATCCATCTTCGATAAACCACTGGTGAGTATACTCAACGAGAACCAGATCAAACGAATTGGCGTGCTTGGAACGATGCTCTATGCAGGTCTCAAGAAGAACGGTCTGCCGGGCCCCCATGGCGAACTTCCCCGGGTATTCCCGAGAGGTGCAGCCGGACGGGCAGAAGCCCTCGATCTCGTACGAACCCATACCACAGGAAAAACCGGGGCGGTCATGATCGAACTCGGTAACAAGATCTTCGAAGGGTTCGGGGCCGGAGAATGGTTCACGTTCAAGGCGGTGCTCGAAAACGAGGCTGTGCCCCAGGAGACCGAATCCTCAAAAAACTCGGAAGGGACTGGATCAAGTCCATAGAACCGGCGGCATACGGATTATGCGGCTTAAGTCCGGCAGAGCTCTGGAACCTTACTCCCCGGGATCTCCGGGTCATGATTGAAACTAAGCTCAAAATCCGGACAGAACGGCGACGGGCTGACCTGTGGCACTTCGACAGGCTCTTTGCCGTCCAGACCGCGAGGCTGCTCAACATCGCGGGAAAAACGCTCAAAGAAGGCGTTGAAATCGACGCGGATTCCCTCTATGCGTTTAAGTGGGATATACCAGAGACCGAAGAGCCGGAAGAGGAATGCGATCCGGCGTCACGGCTGGAAGAAATCAGGCAGAAAATGAACAAGTGGGTCAAGGCAACCGGAGGAACACCTCGTGGGTGAGCAGGTAGTTGGGTCCCTATTCGTTAAGCTGAATCTCGATTCTTCCGGCTTATCCGGGGGTGTCGCCAACGCAGCGGCATCATTCGATGTCATCACGATGGCAGCGAGGACTGCGACGAGGTTTGCCCAGCAGGGATTTGATGATACGGTCGGTGCGGCGATCTCGTATGCAGACCAG